GTTATCCTGTGTTTCGCTGAATAGCGTGTCTTTCTTTGCCTAAGTAAGACACGCTCACCCCTTATGTAGCCGCCAAGGAAGCTTATATATAACCCAGCTGGGTTATAACTTCGCCTAACCTGGTCCCTAAACGTCCAAACAGTATCGCCGAGTATATAAAAAGCGTACTCGACAGGATACCATCCAATATAATGAATGGCTCCTACCTTATTACGTTTGACAGTAGTAAGGTTCCTGAGTGGAGTGTGGATCCCTGCATCATCCGATTCATCGAACGGAACAGGAGTAAACCTGCCAGAAAAAGAGGCAAGGTACTGAACGCACTGGCGTAGAGAAATGCCAGTACGAGCGGTCCATCTGTTAAGGGTGTTGATAGCTACAAAGATATCCTGACGTGAAGAGAGTTTTTTAAGATAAACACCCCTCACATTGGAGCCGGCAAAGAAGTCGACGCCACAGGATTCTCTAAACGGACCTTCAACAAAGGTCTTATCAGTGTTAACGCGAAATCCGAGAAGAGTTAGAACTCGGAGGACGCGTCGGTATAATTGGCTAGGGCAAATAATGTCGTCGCCAAAGACACCAAAGTTAGACTTAGACAACCGACCCCTATAAGAGGAATCGTATCGAGAAAATCTAGCTACACCAACAACAGCAGCCGCAAACAACATGGTCTGAAGAGGGAACGTAAAACCATTTCCCATAGTAGAGACCATGTGTAAGGGCAGCACACTCCCTGTTGGGAGGATCGTCGATGTACAACGAAACATGCGGAGGACTGCCATAAAGGACTTAGGCAGTAAAAACTCAAGCATATTAAGGGACATCGAGTCAGACGCTGATTCTAAATCAATGGTACAAGTAGTACCATCAATAGATCCAGCGCGTGCCAGTTCACGGTTGCAATCCGGCTGAGAATCCAACCGAATGCCGAACTTCCGGGAAAGTCGCTTCTCCAGAAGACGTCCAACACCGAGTTGAAACCACATATTTACCGTGGGCTCGGTGCAGATTCCGCGAGCTATAGCTGACGTTTTATTAACGAAACTATAACGAGAAGAATCTACTACGTCGAATCCATAGGCAAAAGACCTGGAAGCTTCAGCTTCAAAACTTAGGCCGCCCATTGAGACACAACGCTCCCATAACTCCGGGAGATGCTTAGTAGATGAGAGTGGTGAGTCAAAAATCTTCGTATAAAAGTCCATCCCACGAGCAGATATACTTGCACCTGGGCCGGCTCTACCTTCGAGATAAACTTCTCGGAGATCGGAGATTACGGGAGAAATCCCGTCGACAAACCAAAACTCATTAATGACAGATTTTACCTCATTAACGAGCATCTCATCAAGCGATGATTCAAAAGCCGGTTCCCAGACCGCACATGATGTGTTAACGGCTAAAAATTTCTTCATAGCCGCATCACAGGCAATCTGGGAAGGACGGTCTTCGCTGTTGAATTTTTTCAAAAGCGAATTCCTAAGTGCATAACATGCAACTTGGGAAACAGTTGAATCTATAGACCAATTCGGTAAACCGATGTCTATATGCTTACCTAAGTCGGCAAGTAGGTTGGAGTAAAGAGCATCAGTACTAATGTACATGGTGGTACTCCATCAATTGAGGACTACACTCTTTTAAGTTGGGAGTGTTAAACCCAACTCAAATATCGGTACCAGGAGGGATAAATCGTCCCTCTAGGAAGCCGCTATCTTCCTCCCTAGCAGAGTTTGTCAAATAAACTGCATCGGGATAAAGGAGCGCAGCTAAATCGGGATCAGCTATATCGTCACGCTCAAAACCGAGCGCTTCGAGATCGCTAATGTCGATTATCCGAATGTTCAAACTACGGTGAGCCGCCTCTAAATTGAATCTGAGGCGGACATCACGCGCAGCTAGGAACGAGTGTAAATCGATCTGCATATCCATGATTAGAGAACACCAAGGATAGCAAGATCCCCAAAACCAGCACTCTGCTGGGTAAGGGCACCGATATGAGCAGACAACCCAGCACGAATGTTGGGGGCATCTGCAGTATCGGATCCCGCAGGCACATCCAACTCGGTGATAATATTCATCACTTTGTAGGGCTGACCGGCTAAGGGTAAAACACCCTTTCGCGTAATCAGCTTATATGTGTTAGTGGGAACAATTGAGATAACGCCAGTCACTGGGTTCGGATTACCTAAAACTTTTAAGGTAGCCTGCCGAGTGAAGTTAAGCGTAAACGGGGAAGCTACGGTGTGAACCGTAACGCCCGCTTGAGTACCGCCAAGTGCAGTGACAGCGACCTGTTTTCCCGGATTTCCCGAGGGTGCAGTGTCAGCGATCGTCGTGTACGTCGGGGCAGTCAAGCCCGTCTGTGCACTACCCGTTATGGGTGTGGTCCAAGTAATGGACATGAACATACCTCAAAGGAGAACAATAAAGGGACCATCCATCAAGCTCAGAACTTCCTACGGTACCAATCATAGGTACTTCGGCTTGGAAGCCGAAATCTGAGAAATAAGGGCTGAAATATTGACCCACTTAAGTGAGCCGATACCAGGCATCTTAAAATGAAAAGATGGGTAAGGGAGGGAATTGACGGGGACGCGAGTCACATCCGTAATCGTCCAAACCTCCGGGCTAACAGATACAGATTCAAATGTGTTAGCCGGTAACGGTGCATGTAGACCAGTGAGAAAGGTAGTCTTCTTTGTGATGTTTCTTACACCACACATGAGCCACCCTAAGCTGGCACCACAGTACCTCATGGAATCGAGTACTTCTTGAACGTTAACGAAGTAGTCGACCAGGAAAGACCAAGGCACAGCCTCCCAAACCGCAGGAACGACATCATACGGAGAAACACCGAATGTGTCGGCTACGGTGGAAAGACTGGCAGGCTTACCGATAATAGCTCCGTAATAGCGGACGTCACTTTTGCTGAGTAAATACGTCTCAGCATTGTAATCACCCACCATTCCCGGAGGCCCACCCCACTCAAAAATGCTATGAGCAAGGATGCCGTCACTATGACCTCTTCCAGAAATAGGAAAAGAATCATGTGGCGGATCGGCCGCTAGCTTAGCAAGAGCTTTATTAGCGTCCCGAATGTCCTCAAACAACGGCTTCCAGCCGAAGGAGTAAGCCAACCAAATGTTTCCTAGTTTCTTTCGATATTCTGAAGGAGACTTAATACCCCTAAGCTTATGAACACCTTGTACAAAGTGTTCAGTATGGCCAAAGAGGGAAACAATAGGATGGCGAAGCATATGAATAGTTTCACCAACTTCGGCAAGGAAATTTCCTCCACGCCAAGAGTTAGTGGCATTAATATAACTACTCAATAGCTTAGACCGTGCCTTATTATCAGCATCGGCCTGACTCGCTGAGGAGGGCGATGGCTTCGCAGACACACCCTGCGCAGCACCGCTAAAGACAGTTACTAAGGGGGGTGTAACCGCGGTAGTGACAGACAAGCCACCACCGCACATCCCTGAGTATTTCTGTCTAGTTCCCGATAAGATACTTCCTGCGTTACCACCCAAGGAGATGACTTTACGCCAATTCTTAGATGATGCGCCAAGAGATACCTGGTCAATAGTAGTAGCAGTAACGACGCCATTATTATGGCGTCCTTGACTGTCCTGCCATTGCCACGACAAAGGAATCACTCGACGAGTGGTTCGCGTCAAGGGGTACACATTTGCCATTAGCGGGCCTCCAGTGTTTTTAATTGGAG